TTGAAATATCATCAGTGTATAAAACGTCAGAATCGTCTGTGTTGAAATACCTAACAGTCGCAGTTGTTACATAGAATACGCGCCCGCAAATACTGTCAATTTGACGGCTGATACTTTCGATGATTTGTTCAATAACAACATCGTCACCGGCGTTTGTTGTATCAATGGTATTCCACGCCTTGTATTCTGCTAAACTTGCGTACCCGTTGGTGATTGTCATTAATCCTCGTAATAAAAGATAACCTTTCCGGTCTTGACGTTTCCGCCGCTTGTTACAGCGATTTTCAAAACGCCCGACAAGATTGGTTCAGTACGATCTCCGCCGCTTGTGCCTGTCAAGGCTGCGCCATCAGCAACGGCATGGACTAAATCACGCGGATAAAACCACGCAACGGCTGTTCCCGCGTTGGCTTTTGTCAGCAGGGGTTTACTTCCCGCACCTTCACAAGTTAATACAATTGTCGCACCTGTGGCAAGTGTCCCCGGCTGATATTCAACGGCGCAAAGTTCGCCAAATACAGTATGACCAACAGCCGAGCCGCTACCGTCTGCAATAGTTGTGACTGTGATTGTTTGTTTTTTCATTTCTTGCCTCGCTTAGTCGGTTTCAGTTCATCCTCTGCCGCTTCGATAACTGGCTGTCGGATTTCAATAGGCAAAACTTCAACCGCGAATTTATCACGTATCATCTGCAAGGCAATGTCATTATCAAACTCTGCTTCTTGCCCTTTGACGTAAAAGCGGTTTTGAGTTTCACGGCCTTGAAAGTCCTGTAAGAATTTGAGTTTCATTATTTGTTATCCACGTATTCCACGCAAATAAACACAGTGCCGAGCGCGGTTGTAGCAATACCGGTGTGACGTAGAAAAACCGTACCGTTGGCGGGGATTTCATCAGTTGCAAGAGTGGCGGAAGTTACCGCACCAATTGCAGCACTGTCTGTGTATGCAGTGGCTGCCACATATTGAGCACCACCAACAGCCGAGCCAAGTTTGAAGTTTGCACCCGCCACAGTTCCAGCGGCTTCGTTGTAGATTGCATAAACACGCACAATGCTACCGCCACGAGAACCGACACGAAAAAGGGCTTCGTCCAACGTAGTACCTGCGCCGTTGTCAATATTGATATTCTGACTGCGGACGGTGTTCACTTGCTGTCTGTAAAGTCTTTTCATTTTGTGACCTCCTAAGGTCATATTGAGGAGGGCTGTTACACCCTCCCCGACTATTTACTAAATCCCAACATTATAAGTTATGGCAGCGGCCTCACTGTCACGATAAGCCAGACCAAAACGGGCAAGCGCAACGATCTCGTAAGAATCAGAGTTCGCAAAGCGGGTCAACTCAATGGTCATGCGGCGTTTGTAGCCGAATTTCCACTGGTCAGGGCGCACGCAGAGAATCGCGCCGGTGGTGTTGTTGCCTTGTGTGTCGATGTCAACTTTACCGGCGGTATTGGCTTTCAGGCCGGTAGCGCCACGGTGAAACTGCCATGAGGGGAGAATACCGACGCCATAAGCAGCCTTGAGGAAACCGTTTTCAATGGTTGCGGCACTGAACACGTCACGGGTCTTGACTTCTGGCAGACTCATGTTTGCATAATGCACGTTCGGATCAACAATAAAGAAAATCTTAGACGGGTCGCCAGCATTCAGGCCAGCAGTTCCCATCAAGCGCATGGTTTCGAGATAATCCTCAATTGACAAAGCACCACCAGCAGAACGGGAGTTCGCGGTATTGGTCACAAGTGCCAACTTACGGAAACCGTTGCCAAGCATGAAGTACTCAGTACCAGCGGGAGTTCCGCCAATATCATTAATATTGGTTGTCGCGCCGGCTTCACTGTCAGCGTTAATGACATAGGCTTCCATCATTTCTTGACCGCTCAATACCAACTGCTCACGCAATTGAGGGGCAAAGCGTACAATGGAATCTTCGGTCAATTCGCCGGAGTACATGACGCGTGCGCCAGCCTTAGCGACTGACAATTGCTTTGTACCAGTGCTTGCCTTTGAGGAAGGAATTGAAGCGGCGGGTACTTTCATCGTCGAATCTTCAGCGGTTGTTTCTGCCACTTTGTACCAAGTTGGGTCAGCATCTTCAAGCGGGAAGTACTGGCTTGAGAAACCATCAGGAATCACGACGCTGGGGATGCGTTCAACAATCCCGCCCGCGTGACGAATCGAACGCCACAGTTCGGTTGAGTAAGCAGTACCGATCCAGTCAGAACCATTGCCGCTATCTGTGGTCGCCATAACTTCGGCGGCTTTGAGTGCGTTTTCATCGCGCATTGAGACAGGCATAGCGGATTTGATATAGCGTAAATCCTGTTCGCGTTCTTCGGTCTTTGCGGTTTCGCTTACGAGTTTCAAGGCAAGTGATTTCACGGCGGACTGTGAAACGTTCTTACCATTGCCGCGCAGTACTTCGATTGACAGAGCAAGTTCGCCCGCGCTCAAGTTATCAAACTTGCTATCATCAAACTTGGTGGCGTAAGGGGCAACACCGTCATAATCAGGGAGGCGGCGGCCTTTTGCAGCTTCGGCCTTGACAGCTTCAACCTGCTTTGCAACTTCCGCGTCAATATCAGCCTGACGAGATTTAGCAGCAACAACTGCGGCTTCGTCGGCTTCGCGCTGGGCTTTGAGGGCTGCGGCGATTTGTTCTTTTACACTTTCAGGGGTAAGTTCCATTTTATTTCTCTCCAAAATAGGTTTGATATTATTATCAGCCGCGACTTCCGCCGCCTCTGGCTGTATTTCACTGGGTAATTCAATTCCGGCTTGCAAGTAAATTGCTTTCATCATTGGCATTGCAACCGCGTGTCTATTGCTCGGCTGCCTGTTGCCTACCGCGTCAAATACTGAAAGCTCCATAACCGGCCATTCTCTGATATGTCCATCATCTTCAATACGCACCAAATGACCCGCAGACCCGGAAGATGCGCGGGCTATGTTGTCTTTTGCGGCTTCCCACACACGCGCTGCAAATTGGTTCATTTTGTCGAGTGCGACTTCGTACCATACGCCTTGTTTGTCTGTGCGTAGATGTTTAGCAGTTCCGATATATTCCGGCGTATCTGATTTCTTGCCGTTCTCATCGCGTCCGTGATAGTACACGGCGGGAATAGTTGGCAATTTTGCTTCGTGTGTATTTGAATCCTCGTTGAAGTATTGTCCGTCACTGTCTAAGTCTTGTGGTGAGCCATAAGGCACGCCCAAAACTTCCAGTACCCAATCTCCAACGGCTTTAACTGATCTGTTATCCATAGCACCTCATAACAAAAAAAAAGCTGCGACACAAAGAACGGATTATCCGCTCGTTGCATCACAGCCTATGACTTATCTGTCTTTGCTGCCTTTCGCTATCGCATTGCCTGCGCCTTGCGTCTGGCTATTTAATTATTATCTAAAATGCTTTCCCCGAGGGGGGATTGACTAAGGTCTCCATTTATTCACAGGGCGGGGAGACTCCACGGCATCGAATATTTCTATTCCCTGTCCAGATGTCACCAGTCATCAATCCAACGGTGACCAGCGGGAAAAGCCTTTTAGATATTGCCGATATATTACCACACTTTTTATTTACTACGCAACCATTCACCAACCCGCGCACGAGCCGAGCGCATCGCCCCGTCCATGTTGCTTGCGATAACATCAGCCCACTGCCGCCAACCGTAATTCTTCCAGCCACCCGCGCCCCAAACAACAGGGACAGCACCAGCATAAGGCACGCTGTTTGTTATCTTCTCGCGGTACGTTCCGCCTGATATTGT